TCGGCTTTTAAGAAGGTTTACTATGATCCCGCTTTGGGACGACAGACCTCTATATATATACCTGCTGAGGATGTGATTATTCCTTATGGATCTAGCGGAGCTAGAACAGCGGAGCGTGTAACTCATGTGATGCGTAAGACCAAGAATGATGTGAGGAAATTACAGGCGGCTGGATTTTACAGAGATGTAGATTTGGGTGAGCCGGTGGCTATTCATACTGATGTGGAGAAGAAGAAGGCTGAAGAACAAGGATATTCTTTAACGGACGATGACCGGTATCAGATCTATGAGGTGCAGATAGATTATGAGATGCCCGGCTATGAAGATGAGGATGAGATAGCTTTACCTTATATTGTTTCTATTGATGTGGGAACTGGGAAAGTTTTATCTATCTATCGTAACTACGAAGAAGATGATGTTATTCGATTGAAGAGACAGCACATGGTTCAGTATGACTATGTGCCGGGCTTTGGTGCTTATGGGTTTGGCTACATCCATTTGATTGGTGGATATGCACGGGCTGGCACATCATTGATTCGTCAGTTGATTGATGCGGGTACTTTGAGTAACTTGCCCGGCGGATTGAAGTCTAGGGGGTTGAGGGTTAAGGGAGATGACACTCCTATTTCGCCCGGAGAGTTTAGAGATGTTGACGTACCGAGTGGTTCGATTAAAGACAACATCATGGCCTTACCTTACAAGGAGCCGAGTCAGGTATTGGCTTTGTTGCTTGAGAAGATAACTGAAGAGGGTAGACGACTGGGATCTATTGCTGACATGAAGGTCAGTGATATGAGTGCAAATGCTCCAGTGGGGACAACGCTGGCTATTCTTGAGAGACAGTTAAAAACTATGTCTGCTGTGCAGGCGCGGGTTCACTTTTCGATGAAACAGGAATTTAAGATCCTGAAGAACATCATTCGTGACTATACGCCTACAGAGTATGAGTACGATCCAGAGAGTGGAGATCGTAAGGCCAAGCAAGAAGACTATGACATGGTGGAAGTAATACCAGTGTCAGATCCTAATGCTGCAACTATGGCGCAGCGGATTATGCAGTATCAAGCTGTTATCCAGTTAGCGCAGCAGGCTCCACAGATCTATAACTTACCTCAGTTGCATCGTCAGATGATTGAAGTTTTAGGTGTGAAGAACGCGGATAAGTTAGTTCCGACAAAGGACGATCAAAAGCCAAGAGATCCTATTAGTGAGAATATGGCCTTCTTGAGAGGAGAGCCTACAAAGGCTTTCATCTATCAAGATCAAGAGGCGCATATTCAAGCTCATCAATCGTTCATGCAAGATCCAATGATTGCGGCGACTATTGGACAAAATCCTATGGCACAGCAAATGCAGGCGGCGATTATGGCGCACATAGCAGAACACTTGGCATTCAAGTATCGCAAGGATGTTGAAGAGCAAGTTGGTGTGCCATTACCCAATCCTGACGCAGACTTGCCAGAGGATGTTGAAGTTCAATTGTCTAGGTTGGTGTCTCAAGGTTCTCAGCAGTTGATGCAGAAAAACGCGGCTGAGGCTCAACAGGCTCAAGCTCAACAACAAGCTCAAGATCCGCTTGTTCAAATCCAACAGGCTGAGTTGCAGATTAAGCAAGCTGATGTACAGCGTAAAACTCAGAAAGATCAGACGGACGCTCAGATTTCCATGCAGAAATTGCAGCTGGAGAAGCAGCGTATTGAGGCAGAGATTACAAAAGAAACTAAGCGCCTTCAATCTCAAGAATTGCAGACAAAGGCAAGGATTGAGGCAGATTTGGTTAAGAATCAAATGGATGGTATGTCGAGGATTAATAGGGGGCAATGATGGAAACCAAAATATTTGAAGTGTTGACTGGGAAGATTAACGATCAGATCAGACAACACATTGAATCTCTGAGTGATGGCGTAGCTAAAGACTACGCTCAATACAAGGAGCTGTGCGGAGCAATCCGGGGTCTGCGAACTGCACAGATGGAAATCAATGACCTTGTGCGGAAACTAAAGGAAAATGAAGATGACTGAATTTGACGTTCAGGCGGTAGATTTATCTGGTATTTTGAATGCTTCTTCGGAAGAAAAGGCTAAACAAGTACCGGATCCATCGACATATCACTTGTTATGTGTCTTACCGGACATTGATGAGGAGTATGAAAGTGGTTTGATGAAGGCTGGGCAGACCATGCACTATGAAGAGTTACTGTCGCCAGTGCTTTTTGTGGTGAAACTGGGGCCAGATGCCTTTAAAGACGAGAAAAGGTTCCCATCCGGGCCATCGTGCAAGGTAGGAGACTTTGTGTTGGTAAGACCCAACACTGGTACTCGCATCAAAATCCACGGAAAAGAGTTCCGAATCATCAATGATGACTCTGTAGAGGCTGTAGTTCAAGATCCTCGCGGCGTTACACGGGTTTAAGGGGCAAAAATGAATACAGTCGAATTTGAGTTAAAGGACGACATCAACGTAGAAGGCATTACTGCCGATTACGTTTGGTACAACGCCAATATTTTGAATAAAAATATGGCATCTTGGGGGAATGATTTACAAAAGCTTGTTAGCGTTATGGAGGCGCGTCATAAGGAGCACCTCAAAATGATTGCTGAATTGTTGATGGAGCGTACAGTTCTTAAAAAAGAAATTAATGCGCTAAAAACAACATTAAAGGAGTAAATCATGGAAAAAACAGAGTACAAATTTCCCGATGAAGACACAAAAGCCTCCAAAAAAGGCAATGACGAGCCCGAAATCAAGATAGAAATTGAAGATGAGGGTGATGTAGAGCTGGAAATAGTCGATGACACGCCTAAATCCTCCAAAAAGATGGAAGAACCTCCCAAAGATTTGGATGAAGAGGAGCTTTCTCAGTATGGAGAGAAGGTCAGAAAGCGAATTCAGCACTTACAAAAGGGCTATCACGAAGAAAAACGTCGTTCAGAGCAGGCTTATAAGGAGCGCGAAGAGGCTATTAGGGTTGCACAAACCATAGTAGAAGAGAACAAAAAGCTCAAAGGTTCGCTAAATCAGGGTCAAAATGCCCTGTTAGAGCAGGCTAAAAAGGCTGTTTCCTCTGAGATGGAAGATGCTCGGCGTAAGTACAAAGAGGCTTATGAGGCAGGAGACTCTGAAGCACTGGTGGATGCGCAAGAAAACTTGACTTCGACTAAGTTAAAACTTGATCGAATAAATAATTTTAAGCCTACCCCTTTACAAGAAGAGGAAACTGCGGTAACAATACCACAAGTTTCAAATCAGGTCACAGATCCCAAAGCGGAGAAGTGGCGAGAGAAGAACGAATGGTTTGGCTCGGACGATGAAATGACCAGTTTTGCGCTTGGACTCCACAACAAGCTGGTTAAAAATGGAGTAGATCCTAGCTCAGATGATTACTACGACAAAGTAAATAGTCGTATGCGCCAAGTGTTCCCAGAAGCCTTCGATTCTGAGGAACCCGCCGGTAGACCTGAAAAGGAGGAGCGGCGAACTAAATCGAATGTGGTTGCGCCAGCAACGAGAAGCTCTTCCCCTAAAAAGGTTGTACTAACTCAAACCCAAGTAAATATCGCCAAACGTCTGGGTGTTCCGTTGGAACTCTATGCGCGTAAGGTTGCGGAACAAATGAGGACTTAAAAATGACAGAAGCAATTCAAAAGCGTGATAAGCGCGAAACCGAAAGCCGTGTAGCAGCAGAGCGTCCAAAAAAATGGATGCCTCCCCAACTTCTACCTGATCCTCATCCAGAGGAAGGGTATGCGTTCCGTTGGATTCGTTTGTCTACGCTTGGCAACGCTGATGCCATGAACATTTCCTCAAAACTTCGTGAAGGCTGGGAACCAGTCAAAGCTTCAGAACATCCCGAAATTATCTTGATGAGTGGTCAAGCTAACCGCTTCCCAGATAGTGTTGAGATTGGTGGACTGTTGCTTTGTAAGACCCCAGTTGAATTTACTCAGGATCGTGATGCGTATTACGCTAAACAAGCGGATGCACAAATGGCCTCAGTAGATAACACTTTTATGCGCGAGAACGATCCTCGGATGCCTATGTTTAAAGAACGTAGCTCTAAGGTAAGTTTTGGCAAAGGTATATAACTTTTTTTTGGAGCTTAAAACATGGCTTACCCCACTGTCTCAGCACCCTACGGTCTAAAGCCTATCAATTCAATTGATGGCAAGCCCTATGCAGGTGCAATTCGACAGATTCCCGTTGCTGCTTCTTTTGGCACTGCTATCTTCGCTGGAGATACAGTTCAAATTGACAGCACTGGTTATCTGATTAAATCAACCTCTACCAATGCTGGCACTATTGTCGGCGTTTGCGTGGGTGGTCAGTATGTCAACTCCAGCGGTCAAACCGTTCAGAGTCAGTTCATTCCTGCATCCATCTCAACAGCAACCAACTATGCTTATGCGTATGTTGTAGATGACCAACAAGCACTTTTCAAAGTTGCTGTTGTATCTTCTGGAACAACCATGAGTGTTGCAGCTCGCGCTGATGTTGGCTCTAACGTGGCATTGGTTCTTAACGCTGGTAGCACTACCACCGGTAATTCAGCCTTTGCTGTAACTTTAACGGGTGCTGGTACTACTTCCACTATCCCAATCCGTGTGATCGATGTTGTGCCTGAAACCGCTACTGCGGCAGATGCTTACACCGAACTGTTGGTGAAAATCAACGCTCACCAGTACAACAACACCACTGGTGTTTAAGGAGTAAGAAATGGCAATTTCACGCGCACAATTACTCAAAGAACTGCTTCCCGGACTTAACGCATTGTTCGGCCTTGAGTACGCCAAATACGGCGAAGAGCACAAAGAGATCTACGAAACAGAGACATCTGAGCGTAGCTTTGAAGAAGAAACGAAACTGTCTGGTTTCTCTGCCGCACCCGTCAAAAACGAAGGTTCTGCCATTGCTTATGACAATGCACAGGAAGCATGGACTGCTCGTTACAACCACGAAACCATTGCAATGGGCTTCTCCATCACTGAAGAAGCTGTGGAAGACAACCTGTATGACAGCTTGTCCAGCCGCTATACCAAAGCATTGGCTCGCGCCATGGCTTATACCAAGCAGGTCAAGGCCGCTTTTGTGTTGAACAATGCGTTCACCACTACAGTGACCTACGGTGACGGCGTTACTTTATGTAGCACCGCCCACCCTTTGATC